TTATCTATTGGTTGGATAATATGCATGTAATCATAATTTGAATTAATTTTTTTTATTTCACTAATAATTAATTGATTTATTTGATTACTATTTAATAATAATTCTTTTGGAATTTTAATATTTAATAAATTATTTTCATTTTTATTAGTTTTTGTAATAATTTCTAATTCTTTAAAATTAAGCTTTAATTTTGTTTTTTCTTCTAATAAATTATAAAAATGATATTTATCAGTATATTTAATTTTTTTTTTGGAATTCTCTTCATTAAATTTAAAATGTATAATTGTGTTAACTACACTTTCTAAAGATTTATATTTATTAGAAAATAAAATATGTTGATTTAATTCATCTGTATTATATAATGATGATTCTATATAACAATAATTTTTAAAATTACTTAATATTTGAAAATTATTGTTACCAATTGTTAATTTTAGTTCACACTCATTATCTTCTTCTATACAACTATTAACTATTATATCATTAATTTTATTTTTTTTTATAAAATCTTGTAATTCATAAACCCATATATTAATTTCAGACATTAAACCATTAGATTAATGTTTTAAATTAATTGTTTTCAATTTTTTATATAAAAAATATCATTTATTTGAATGATATGCACACAATTTGTTATCTATTAATACAAAATATTGCAATTAATGTACTAATATATATATCATTAAATACACTCTTTGTTAATTTATTTTCTAAATCAGCTAAATCACTTAATATTTCTGATTTGTACTTAAAATTTTTATCATTTAAAACACATAATGTTATTTCTTTTAAAATAACATCCAAAGAATAACCATTATTTTTAATTATATTATTAATATTATTATAAATATCATTAAATTTTAATTGATTTTTACTTAAATTATTAAATATATTTTCAATGTTTTCATTAGTTGGTAATCCTGCTGTTTCATAACATAATTTTTTATTAATAATATATGATTTCATTGATACTGATTGTAATAAATTAATACCTTTTCTTAAATCTCCATTTGATAATTGTGAAATAATATCTAATGATTCATTGTCAATAATTAATTTTTCATTTTTACAAATATATTTAATTGTTTTAATTATATCAGTTTTTGGAATGGGATTAAATCTAAAATTAGCACATCTTGATCTAATTGCAGGAATAATTTTATTATCATAATTACATATTAAACAAAATCTAGTTGATTCTGAATATTTTTCAATAATTCTTCTTAATGCAAATTGAGCATCAAATGTCATTGAATCAGCCTCATCTAATATAATTAATTTAACACCTTTTTGAAACATATTTTTTTTTTCTGCAAATCCTTTAATTTCATCACGAACAGAATTTATACCTCTATCATCTGATGCATCTAATTTCATAACCATCAATTTAATATTATTTTTATATAATTCTTTTGCTAATGCCATAATTGTAGATGTTTTACCAGTACCAGATGTTCCATGAAATAATAAATGCGGTAATGATCCACCTTTTAACATATTTTTTAATATTATTAAATTTTGTTCATTACTTATAATGTTTTCAAGATTTTGAGGTCTATATTTTTCAATCCAGGGTAAATAATCTGTCATAATTTTATAATATATTAAATATAATATTAAATGATGCTTTAAGTTATTATTTAAAAAATAGTTTTAGATGCATGCTAAATATTTAGCATAATTTTAATTAACTAAATATGCGAATGAACATAAATTTTTTTTAATTTTACTTTCAATTGAATCATTAATATTTTTTATTATTTTTGGTTTATCATTATGTATGATAAAATATACACTATTAAACATGTTTTTTATCTATAGCTTAAAATCTAATTAAATTATTTAATACAATAAAAATTAAATAAATATTATGTTCATTCATTATTATTAGATAATATATTAACAATATAATATACTAATCTAATAAATTGAATAAATTCATCACATCCTTTTATTAAATTTTGATCAACATCTGATAGTTTTATTATAATTTTTGATTTTTTGTCATTTGATAAATCAGCATTAATAATATAGTCATGAAATAATATTATTTGATTTACTAATGAATAACCATTTAGTGTAATATTTTGAATATTTTTATTGATAGCATTAAAGTTTTTATTATTTATGTTTTCAATTAATTCGTCAAATTGAACTTGGTTAATTATACCTGAAACTTCTTTTAAAATATTATCTGTATCTTTTTCATTATTTAAATTATAACATTTCTGTAAAAGATTAATTGCTTTTCTTAAATCACCTCTTGATATTTTAATTATTTTATTTAATAAAGTATCAGAACATATAAAATTTTCTTTTTGACTAATACTTTTTAATTTATTATAAATGTCTAAATCTAATATAGGTTTAAAACAAAATATTGAACATCTTGACATAATTGGATCTATTATTTTATTATGATAATTACATATAAAACAAAATCTAGTTACCTTTGAATATTCTTCAATTATTCTTCGTAAAGCAAATTGTGAATCCGATGTCATTGTATCTGCTTCATCTAATATTATTATTTTCCATGGTGGAATATTATCATCATTTTTTACTGCTTGTTTTGCATACATCTTGATTTTATCTCTAACTACATTAATTCCTCTTTCATCAGAAGCATTTAATTCAATAATTCTTTTTGTATAATTTTTTTGACCAAAAAGTTCTTTTGCCAATGCTAAAATAGTAGATGTTTTACCACATCCAGGTCCACCATAAAAAACTAAATGAGGAATATTTTTTGTTTTAATACCATTTCTTAAAGATTCTATTATATTATCTTGTGTAGTTATTTGATCTAATGAATTTGGTCTATATTTTTCAACCCATTGCATTTAAATTAGATAAAATTTAATTTTTAAATAATAATATTATCTAATTTATATTATATGGATTTAACAAATTTACCAATTGGGTTTTTTCAAGATTATAATCCAAAAATTAAAAATATTCGTTCACAACTTGTTAAAAATATTACAAAAACTAATGTAGATGATGTAAGTATACTTAAAGATATATTTTTTTCTGATGAAAATATAGAATTAATTAACAAACAAATTGTATTAACTATTTGGAAAAAAACTAATAAAACATATAAAGTTGAATTTCAAAATAAAAATAATTTATTTGTTATTATGCAATATATATTTTTAGAAAATGCAAAACATTTACCATATAATATAAAGAGTCAAATTAGAGATTTAAATTGTCAAGTTGTTGGAGAAATATTACCAACTATTATATCTAATTTTGAACAAAAATTAGGCTATTTAAGAGATATTGAAAAAAGACAACCATTATTAGATTTACCAAAATCTAGTACGGCTGATAGAACTTTTCCTTCTGCAAGTAGAGAAAATTTTTTTTAAGAAATATTGCTTAAAAATAAAAATTTCTAATAACTATTATGAGTATTTTTAGAAACAACTCAATAAATAATTTTAAATTATATATTATTTTTATTATTTTTACTTTTTTAATTCTAAATATAGTTGTGAAAAATTTTTAGTAATTCATAAAAAATACTAAAATTAAAATTTGGAATTAAATTTTATTTACCAGAAAATCCAATTAAAAGACATCAAATGCAAAATATTGATCAATTTTTTACCATTAGATTATAATTATGAAATTGTTAATAGTAATGATAAATCTGATATTATAATTTGGGATATGAATAATAATGAACATTTAAGTAATCATGAAATAAATATACTTATTTGTGTTGAAAATGTAGATCATTGAAATATGTATCAGTATTATACAAAATATAACAATTATAATAATAATAAAATTTATTTATATAATCATATAGATAAACTTGTTAAAAATGATAAATATATTGCTATTCCATTAATTCATAATTATATAAATTACTATTTATTAAATAAAGATATAATAAAACCATCTATTTTTATACCATTTGATAAAAAAAATTTTTGCTTAATGATTAATAAAATATTTGATAAATTAAATGAAATAGAAAAAGTTGATACATTAGAATTATATCCTGAAATAATTAATACATCATGTTATCATAGTATTGAATTACTTAATTTATTTAATAAATATAAATTTATTATTTGTTTTGAAAATTTATATAAAAATATTTAATTGTTTTTTTGGATATACAATTGCTATTTATAAAGGTTCACCAATGATTTATAATTATATTAATAAAAATTGTTTTTTATCAGCAGATGACCCATTATTAATTAATAATATAATGAAAATAAAATATAATTAAAATACATATGATATGTATATTAATTCATATCAAATAAAAATCATAAAAATATAATAAGTGATTTAATTAAAAATAAAAATTAAATTTATTCATAATTGATTAAATTTAATTTATTAATTTAGTTTTATCCTATTTATTTAATAGGTAATAACACCAGCACTAGCATCTTTAACAAGTTGATACATGAAAACAATACCACGAGATCTTGCAATATCCATAAATCCAACTTCATTATTAGAAACACCAACACCTGCAATGGATTCAACTGGATGATATCTTTGAATAACTCCACCAATAATAGATGGTTTTACAACACTATAAGGATCATAAATAAAAAATTCATCTTGATATCTATTTTCAGTATAATCTTGGTGAATCATACAAAGAGTAGAAGATCCAATTACAAGATCACGTTCATTAGCAAGATCATTAACTTCACTTACAATAACAGATCTTAATCTATATTCATCATTTCTGATTCTAATGATAGGTTCAAAGTTGACTAATCTTTGATTAAGTCTTTCAAAACCAGCAACAGAAGATGGTAGTTTAGTAAAAGCAAATGATGGAACAGCTTGAGTATTATAAATGATATTAGCACGTCTATCAATGTAAAAGAAAAGAACACCACGAGAATAAATTAAAGAGGTGTGTTTAGGAATAACAACACCATTTTCAAGTAAAAGTTGTGTTTGTTCAAGAGCATCTTGAAGTTCAATTGGTGTCATATCATTAGCAGTGTAAGGAAGCTTCAAGTTGATCATAGGAACATATGTAACAGTTGGTTTAATATTTTGTTGATAAGGGTTAGTGTTAAAAATTTGGTAAACAGGAGTAGTGGTAACAACAGTTGGTCTAAAAGAAAAAGCTGAAAGTAATCTTTTAAGAATAGTACCATCATAACGACCATAAACAAGATCAGGTGAATCGTATTTATTCATTCTACATGAATCAACAGCATTAATAAATTCACGAAATGAATTATTGTAATATTGTCCATTACGAAGAGAAAGAACAGAGTTCCATAATTGATTTTGTAATTGAGCTCTATTATGAAGATCAATAATTGTAGAACGAGAATCACATACAATATCATTAGGATCCTTAATTAAGGCATCATATAAAAGAGCATCAGCCATAGATGTGAATTGTTCCTTATTGTATCTAGTTTTAACAATACCTGCAATATTAGAATGAATAAAGTGTTGCTCAATAACATCAATCTTAGGTAAAAAAAGAGCAGCAATCACAGGATGAATATGGTTACTAACAGTGTGAAATTCCTTTTTATATTCACCTGATGTTGCTTCAATGCCACAGTCTTGATATTGCATAGATTGTAAAAGAACTTGACTATGTAAAGCCTTACTAGCAGCATGTAGCTTAAGAATATCTTGAAGAACTTTATAGTCATTATCAGATAATTTACTAGTAAATCCTTGATAGTCAACACTAACATTACCTAAAACTTTTTGTAAATTAGTACTGTGGTTAAATACTTCAGGACTTTTTAATCCAACAAGTTCGTTTTCATAAATACGTTGAAATTCACTAAATTCATCATTAGTAAGCCCGTGTTTAATTTTATATTTAAGTGCCTTATCAATAAGGATATGGAAAGGATATTGACTATTAGCATACTTTTCTCTAATAAGATGAGCAAATTTCTTGGCTTTCTTAGTAATTTCAGTATGTTTTTCAATAAATAAACGTTGAATTTTGTCAACTAATTCTTCATTACCATATTTGTTTCTTAAGTTTTGAAAATCTTGTTGATTAATCTTTCCACCACTAGTTTCAAATAATTTTTGAACTTCATCTTCTACTGATGAAGAGTCACGTTTACCAGTTTCTTTTCTTTGATTATTTTTTACATTCTCATTATACATACTTTATATATAATTTAATCTAGAAATTTTTTTTTGAAATTTTTTTAAATTATTTATTAAAATGACTAATAAAATAAATAAACTATATTATTTTTGATAATTTTAAACTATTTTATCAAAAATAATATTTAAAAGTTTATAATTATTAAATATTATAAATGGAAAATTTATGGATTAACAAGTACAGATCTAAATCACTAAATGATATTATTGGAAATAAAGAACAAATTATTAAAATAAAAAGTTGGCTTATAAATATTAATAATTATAAATCATGTGCTATTATAGTTTCTGGTGTTCATGGTATTGGTAAAAGTTTAACTATTAAATTATTATTAGATGAACTTAATTATCTTCCAAGAATAATATATCCAAATGAAATTAAAGATCATCGTATATTTGATGACTTTAATGACTATTATAATCATAAAAACTCAATATATTCTAAAATTAATTTCACTGATGACAAAAATAAAAATTTAGTTTTAATTTTTGAAGAAACAGAAAATATCACATTAACCAGTGAAAAAAAATATATAATGGATATTTTTAAAGAAAACAATAAATTAAAGGCATTTCCTCTTATTTTTATTTCAAATAATCAACACTCTAAATTATTAAATGATTTAAAAAAAAATTGCGAAGAGGTTAAATTTATATGTCCTACCCTAAATGAACTATATCAACTTATAAATAAAATATGTTTTCAAGAAAATATTAAAATTAAAGATAATCATATTATGAATGAACTTATAGCATTTTCACAATATGATATAAGAAGATTAATTAATTTATTACAAGAAATGTCTTTCCATTATAAATATATTGATGAAAAAGCTATTGAAATGTTTATTGAAAAATCAAGAGAAAAAAATATTGATACTGGTTTATTTGATGCAACAAATAAAATTCTTAATAATTATTTAGATTATGATACAATAATAAAACTATATGAATTTGAAAAAGTATTATTACCATTAATGATACATGAAAATTATGTAAGAAAAGTATTATATAAAAGTATAGATCCATGGTCCAATACAATTTATGATTTAGTTAAAATCTCTGACTCAATATCAAGAGGTGATAATATTGAAACAAGTATTTATACTGATCAAAATTGGTATTTACAAAATATTCATGGATTTTATACATGTATTAATACATCTTATTGGATTAATAAAAATAATAAAGCTAATTCATTAAATAATAATAATATTAAGTTTTCTTCTGATTTAAATAAAACTTCTTTAAAAAATATAAATAGAAAAAATATAAATAATTTACTTAAAATAATTCCAAATAAATCAATTTATGATATATTAATGTTAAATAAAATTTGTAATTATTTATTGAAAAATAATAAAGAAGAAGAATTAATAAAAATACTATTTAATTATACAAAAGATTTAACAGTAAAAGAAATTGAATTATGTTTAAAAATTGATAAAACTAATGATTTTGAATTATTAAGTTCTAAAGATAAAAAAAAATTAACAAAATTAATAAAAAATATAATATTATAAGATTAAATATATTCCTCAATAATATTTTGTAATCCTATAAATTGTGTATTACCAATTTGATTTACTGGATTAAATATTATTATTGAATCAGATAAATAATTTAATGTTTTATTTATTAATTCAAATTTTTTTACATATGGTAATTGAATTACATCATTAGTCAATAGTTGATAAATAAATAAAATATTTGGATCATCATCATTTTCAAATAAATAATTTTTATTTTTAATATCATTTATTAACTTGATATTTTTTTGATTAACACCTGGTATTGAACTTGCCCAAATCCATAATTGGTTATCTGGTTGATATATACCTAAAAATATATATTTTCCAACTAATATTTTTTTCCCTTCTGCTGATATTATAATATTTTGTTTTTTATCTTTGTCGAAATTTATATTATAATTTTTTTTTATATTTAATTTTTTATTAATTTCAATTATTTTTTTATTATTATAATCATTTATCTTTTTTAAAATATTCATTATTATTGATTAGGAAAAAATATCTAATATTTATTATATATGAATAAATTATCTGATAAAAATACATTTATTATTTTATTATGCGTTGGTATATTTTTCTTTTTTATTATTATGCCTTGTTTAGATAAAGAAAATTTTACTGATTTATTATCAGGAGATAAAATTATTAGAAAAATAGATCAAAATATATGTTCTACTCAATGTTGTAAACATACTCAATGGCCTACACCTTTTAACACAACTGATCCTAATATTAATTCTAATTTATTTAAAGATTATATTGGTACTAATTTTAGTTGTAATAATGGACCAACTGGAGGTGGTTGTTTATGCGTAAATAAAAAAGATTATGAATATTTATCAAATCGTGGTGTAAATTAAATTATAAATGGCGTTTTATTATTTAATTAAATAAAAAATATCTAATTAAATAATAATGTTAAATTGTCCTATAGAAACAAAACAAGAATATACAATTCAATTAATCAATGTATTAACACCTTTAATTTATGAAGGATTACAATCAATTTATCAAGAAGTTGTAAAAGTTTCAACTTGTGATAATATATTAAAAAATTTTCAAACATTTATGCAAAGAATCCCAAAATGGAATAATGATATTATCCATAATGAAACACTACGAATTATGAATAATTCAAAAAGTTATTCATGGTTAGAAGATTTAATTAAGGCAACATTAAAAGCAAATATTATTGTATTAACATATAATCCAACAGTTAAAAATCAAATTAAAATTGATCCATCTTTATATCAAAGAATTAATATTGATAGTTTTATACATAAAATTTATATTGAATGTGCTAGAGAATTATGGAATAATCCATACTTATTTTATCATCAATATTCACCAATTGAACTAAAACGTAATCAAAGAGATTCAATTATACTTATTAAAGATTGTATTAAAGAAGGTATTCGTAAGTTATTACCAGTTAAATATATACTTCAAATTTATTTAGGTGAAGAAATGGAAACTGAATTACCTGATAATAATTTTGAAAAATGTGTTTCTGAAGTTGAAAGCAGAAATTTAAATAAATTAATTCAAAAAGATTTATATCAAGAAAATAATAATCAACAAAAAATATATCATATGAGTGGTGGTTTTAAACAAATTGAATTTACTAATTCTCCTGAAAAAAATATTAGTAATATTGAAGAGACCAATACAGTTGGATCTAAAATTTTAGGTATTATTAACAATAATGATATTAAACTAACTGAAAATAGTAATTCTGAAGATAATTTGATTGATAATAAAGTTAATGATGCACTTAATGACTTAAAAAATAAATCAGAAACATCTGATAATAATATTAGTCAAAATAATACAAATATAAATAAAATTATAAATAATATAGATGAAACTGATACATCTATTTATAATACTAAAAATGATAAATTTCAAGAAGTATTTTCTAATAGTAATACTAAAGAGAATATTAATACTAAAGAAGATACTAATAATTTAAAACCATTTTTACCTGAAAATAATATTAATAAAACTAAGGAAAAATTTTTTGCAAATTATTTGAATCTATAAATTATTTAATAATTATAGATGGAGCTATCATATCCATTATTCCAAAAGTTATTGATGATAATGCACCTATCATTAATATCTCTTTATTATTTATTTGATTAGAAGGAACATATCTAACAAACATACCAATAATTATTCCAAATAATAAATATTTAATCAGTTTCTTCTTACGATCAGAATCTTGAACACTTAAACTATTTTCCATTATATATAAATATTTAGAAAATAATTATTTCTTATTTATTTTAATGGATATTAAAAGTATTATAATTTTTCTTGTTGTTTTTTTTCTTATTATGTGGTTACAACATAATGATGATAAAAAATTTAATAAAACTGATAAAAGAGTATCATTATATGATAAAATAAAAATACCATTAGCATCTGCTGTATTTGTTATTTTAATTAAAGAGATAGATTTAAATAATTGTACTAATTTTATACATTCTATAATGGTTATTAGCCCTCCACGTATTAAATTATTAAATTCAAAAAATGTATTAGATGATATTTTTGTTTCCCCCCCTAATTTTTAAAATGTAATTTTTAATATAAAAATTTCTAAATACAATATAATGACTACTAAAAATATTAAATTTGGAGCTACACATTTAGCTATAAAAAGATTTGAAATTAAAGATATGTGTGAACATGCAACAATTGCAATGATTGCAAAAAGAGCATCAGGAAAATCATATTTAACAAGAGAAATTATGTATCATAAAAGATCAATACCTGCAGCTATTGCAATTAGTAGAACTGAAAAATTAAATAAATTTTATTCAAATTTTATACCGGATTCATATATATATTCTGAATATGATTCTGATGTTTTATCAAAAGTATATGAAAGACAAAGTATTATGAATGAAGAAAATAAAATAAGAAAAGATAAAGGTAAACCTGAAAAAGATGATCGTATCATGATTATTATGGATGATTGTATGTCAAGTAAGGGTACTTGGTTAAAAGATCCTAATATATTAGAATTATTTTTTAATGGTAGACATCATCATTTATCTTTTATTTTAACTATGCAATTTTCATTAGGTATACCACCTGAATTACGTTCCAACTTTGATTATATTTTTTTACTAGCAGAAGATATTACTTCTAATAGAAAAAGATTATATGATCATTATGCTGGTATGTTTCCAACATTTGATATTTTTCAACAAGTATTTTCTGAAATTACTGATGATTATGGATGTATGGTTATTAATAATCGTATTCACTCTACTAATATTACTGACAAGGTTTTTTGGTATAAAGCAAAAACTGTTCATGACTTTAATATTGGGTCTAATAAATATAATAAATATCATAAAAGATTATATGATAAAGAATGGGATAAAAGATTAGCTGTATTTGACCCATCTAGTGCATTGGCTAAAAAAAGAAATTCAATTAGACTTGTTATTGACAAAGTTAAATAATTTAATTAATTAATTAAAGTTAATTAAATTATATATATATATATAATTAGTTACCAGTATCAGGTTGACCTAATTTTAATTTTAATTCTAATTCTTTTGATTGTTCTTCAATCTCCTTTTTTTTATCTTCGAGTTTTTGAATTTGTTCTTCTATTGTTGTTTTTTTATCCTTTAGTTTTCTACGTTCTGTTTTATCTGTTACATTAACTAATTCTGCATTTGTTTCTTCCATACTTTTCATTCTATTCTCTAAATTTTCTTCTACACTTTGTTTAATCATTTGATTTTTTCTAAATTCATGATATAATTTAGCTTTGGTTTGATTTTCCTCGTACTTTTTCATCATATCATTTAATTCAGAATTTGCATGTTCTGTTTGTTCAATATAACTATTATCATCTTTAATTTTAAATGCACACCATTTACTTCCTTCCATTACATAAATATGATGACTTGGATCTAAGTCTCTTAATTGTTCTGCATGTTTTGAAGCCTCTTCAAAAGTTCTATAAGCACCTCTAAATTTAAATGCTAATACATCATCATTTGTTGAATATACTTCTGTTTCACCTTTTTTTAATTCATCTACATAATCATTTAAATTTTCAACAGATTGTTTTACATAATGTTTACTAAAAAAAGAAACACAAACAAATAATTGATCATTTGGATTAATGGTATCTTCGGTTAAATAATCTTTTTTTGACATTTAATATTATTGATAAATAATCTTTAAATCAATTATTTTATTCTTTCATATAATATTCAATTAATATTTAAAGATTTTATTACTAAATAGTATAATGAATTTATTAAAAATATTATTTATGTTTACATCATTAAAATATACTAATCCTTTAAAAAATACAAAAAAAGAAATTTTAAATAAAATTTATAATCCTAAAACTAAAAATCAAAAAAAATATATGGAATTATTAAATAATGATGATGAATTTGTTATTACTGCAATTGGACCTGCTGGTACTGGTAAAACTTTTTTAGCATGTTTAGCAGCAATTAATAAATTAAAAGAGGATAAAATAGATAAAATTATTATTACAAGACCGGTTGTATCTGTTGAAGAAGAAATTGGCTTTTTACCTGGAAATATTGAAAAGAAAATGGAACCATGGACTAGACCAATATTTGATGTTTTTTTAGAATTTTATACCAAATCAGAAATTAATAATATGGTATTAAATGGTAAAATTGAAATTTCCCCATTAGGATTTATGCGTGGACGTACTTTTACTAATTCATTTATTATTGCAGATGAAATGCAAAATAGTACCCCTAATCAAATGTTAATGTTATTAACTAGATTAGGTATAAATAGTAAAGCTGTTGTAAATGGAGATTTATATCAAAGTGATAAAATTAAAAATAATGGACTTTTAGATTTACATAATAAATTATTTTATTCAACAATAAAAAAAAATACTTTATTTCATTTAGTAGAATTTAATAGTAATGATGTTCAAAGAAGTAAGATAGTTAAAAATGTTTTAGAATTATATAATTTATCAGAAGATAAAGACAATTTATTAAATAATAATATAGTAAACAATTTATTGAATAATAATAATACTATAGTAAACAATTTATTGAATAATAATAATAATACTAAAAATAATAAAACCATAAATAATAATGCGTTAATAAATAATGATGCTGCATTAATACCACTTAAAGATCAATCAAAATATTTTTTAATTTAGTTATGTTCTAGTTTTAATAACTGGTACAGATTCATAACCTTGCCATACACTTGGTTTTGTAAACATTGAATTAAAAATTTGTGTTGGTCGCATTGAATATGTTTCTTCAATAGTTGGTTCTTTTTCAACTTCTTTTTGTTTAGGACATTCTTTTTTATTGTATGCTTTTGCCAAGTAATAAGTTAAACTTATTAAACCAATAAAAATCATTAAGACTGATATATTATATAATAAATGATTCATTATACAATATATTAGATATTTTATTTATAATATTATAACTTATATATTTCTTTGTCCAGCATTTTTCATAAAAAAAAATCTGTGAGTATCATTAGCACCTCCTGTAGATAATCTTGCACCATCTCCTCCTCCTGATAATGTATAGTCTCCACCAGTAGGTCCAAATGTTATACCACCATCAACTATTATTTTACCAGTAATTCTTAAATCACCATTAATAGTAACATTATCATATAAATCTATGTATCTACCAGCACCAATTCTATTTTTTCCAAGTATATATAAACTGTTAGTAGTGTCTGATATACTTGATGATGAACTACCAATATTTAAACTTCCTCCAAAATTTGATACACCAGCAACTGATAATGCATTGTTAACTTTTAAATTATTATTAACAGTAACAGTATCCCATAAATGTACTTGTCTTCCATCTGCCGTACCACTATCTTGACCTACTATACATAAACTATTACCGGCATGTAGTGAATCTGTTATAGTTGATGATATATTATTGTGTGAATATCCAATTATTAGTCTATTTTTTAGTAATGTATTACCATTTAATGTTGTTAAACCACCTATAGTTGTATCACCTGTAAAATTAACATTACCTGGAATAGTAGTACCACCTTGACTCAATTGAATAGCAAAATTAGATAATAATCTAATAGCTTCAACATCTGCTAAATATATTTTTTTAACTGCTGTGTCAATTTGTTGTTCAGTTGTTGGTGTAGTAACAAAATTTTCTTTTGTTTTTATTTTGTTTAATTCATATGTATTATAAAATAAAGTTAATATAATTAACACTAATAATATATCTCTACTATCCATATATATATATATAATAAGATATTAATTTTATTTTTTATATAAATTAAATTTTTAATTACTAATATTAAATTTAATATTTTTAAACATAAAATAACTAAAAGAGCTGATGAATTTATTATTCAAAGCTATTATTTAAAAGCTATTATTTAAAAGAGCTGATGAATTCCCAATTAAGATAAGTACATATTTTTTTCCATATTTCATCATTTTCCATTAATTTATTTGGATCTTTATGTAAAGTAAAACAATCCAATAAATGATCTAATTCTAGTAATTCACAAAATTTATATAATACATAAGAATATGATAAAAAATTTTTACGACCTTGTTGTTTATATATTTCCCATGGACTTTCAATTTTAGTAAACATTTTTATAAAAATTTTTTCCATATCTCTTGTTATTTTAGGTGGAGGTAAATTACTTAATTTATTAATAATATAGTGAATATGTTCATAATACTCATTATAACCTAATTTTTTTAAAATTAATTTCATTTTCTTTTTATTTAAATTTGATAAATTAGTTATTCTATTTTTATTTAGTTCCATTATAATATCTTTATAAACATCCTCGTGAATTTCTGGTGATTGTTTTGCTTGAAATTGATTTAACCATTCTCTAAAATGATTAATTCTTCTATATGGTGAATAATCTTTTATTTGTCTATCTTCATCTAATATAATTTCTTCTACATCCCCACAACATTGACATATATATGCTGACACACTATAAACTAATATTTTTTCAATATTACATTCTTCACAATATTTAATTCTTTTTGTTCCATCATCAATATTTAGTTTTGTTCCTTCTATTCTTTTTAAATAATTATTAAATAAATTAGCTCTATTAACATCACTTTCTGTTTTTTCTGTTTTTTTCCCTCCTAAAAAGTCTAATATACTTTTAGTTTCTTTTATATGTGGTTTATTTTCATTTCTTAATTCATAATATTGAATAATTAAATCACCAGTTTTATCATAATAATCCATTTCATTAAAATTTTCATTTATTTCTTTTTTTTTATTTTCTAATTCTTCTTTATTATTAAGTAATTTAGCTCTAATCTTTAATTCATCTAAGGTAAATTTATCTCTAAAATTATCCATTTCATTTATTTTATTATTTGTTTCATTTAATTCTTCGATAATTTTATCTATATTATTTCTTTCAGTTTGAAAAGTTTTAATTATTTCTTTATGTTTTTTATCTAGTGTGTGTGATTCTTTAATATTTTGAATAGTATTGTCCATTTTTTTTACTTTTGATGACATTCTAATTATTATTTATATATATAAAGAAAATTAACTTTAAATGAAACTAATAAAAATAAATAAAAATAGCTTAATTTTATTTTTTAGAAACGCATAAAAATTGTATTCATCAAAATTTAATATTAAAATGTTAATTATTTAATTAATATAATTTAGTTTAAAAAAATATTTTTTTAATAAAATAATTATAAAAAAGTTATTTTATCAAAAAAATATTTAAAAATTTTCATAAAATAATTATAATAAAGTTATTTTATGAAAAAAAATTATTTAATTTAATTAGTTTAAAAAAAATAAAATCTATCTTAATGTATATATATAAATGGGTGGTGGATTAATGCAGTTAGTTGCTTTGACATGCTAGAGCAAAACAGTCAGATGCTATTATGGTTTCACATCTACCATAATAGGTAAACATTGTAAAATGTGATTAATTATATTATTATTAGATAAACACCGTCTAATAAATGCAAATAATATAATTAAATATAACTGGCTAGTCTTTATACTTGACAAGTATAAAGGCAACATTCTCAAATTGCGGGAAACTCCTTAGAGTTTTAACTACCAAGCTATATTTAAATGGTAAATAATATAGTGGCCCCGGATAACACCCGGTAGAAGTTTATTTTATTTAAAAGTAAAATGAATGGGTATGGTAAAAACGTTAAAAATTGGACAATCCGCAGCGAAGCATCCTCCAAATAAAAGGATGAACGTTCAGAGACTAAATGGGAATGGGCTTTATTTACATTTTATGTAATTAAGGCTTAAGATATAGTCCGGCTCAATGGGAAACTATTGAGATCAACCGATGGCGCACAAGATGTTTATCTTACTGGATCAGCACAAATCACATTTTTTAAAGTCGTCTACAGAAGACATACAAACTTTTCTGTAGAACCTATTCCTCAAACCTTCAATGGTGCTCCTGAATTTGGACGCACTGTTACATGTACTATTAATAGATCTGGTGATCTTATTACTAATATGTATGCTTCTGTTAAACTCAGAGCTGTTACTGGTGAAAACTTTGGTTATGTACGCAGAGTTGGTCTTGCAATTGTTCAACATTACAAAATTGAAATTGGTGGTACCAAACTTGATGAACAATATGGTGATTGGCTTAATATCTGGTATGAACTTTCTCATAAAGTAGGTCAAGAACGTGGTTTTGCTCGTATGGTTGGTGATGTTCCTGAACTAACTAACATTGATTCAAATGATAAACCACAATATCAACTTTATGTCCCTCTTCAATTTTGGTTTAATCGTAATAATGGTTTAGCCCTTCCTTTAATTGCATTACAATATCACGATGTTCGTGTTACTATTGATTTCAGACCCGCTGCTCAATGTGTTAATATTCCTGCATCTGGATCTACACCTGCTATTTCTATGGATGAAGCTCAACTTGTTATTGACTATGTTTACCTTGATTCTGAGGAAAGAAAGAGATTTGCTCAAGCTTCACATGAATATCTTTTTGAACAACTTCAATTTACTGGTTCTGAATCAGTTTCTGGAATTACAAACAAATACAGACTTAACTTTAACCACCCATCTAAATTTCTTGTTTGGGCTCCTCATCTTGAAAAGTATAGCACCGGCAATGATTATATTGCTTACACATCTAATTCTGACTGGGAAGCTGCACGTGAAAGATATGCTAAGGTAATGTGGCTTGCTACCCGTGCTGGTTTAACATTGACAAGTGATACATATACCATAACTGCAACTATAACTCCAAACCCAGGTGAAGTATGGACCCCAGAGAAAGCATCATGGGTTGATGCATCAATTAATAACAAAGTAACTGCACAATTTATCTTTACTGATATTTCAGGTACCACATCTGTTAGTGTTTCCCCAAGTCTTGATAATGTTGTTCTTCTTACCAATAACTTTAATATGTCAGATCTTTCTTTAATTACTCCAGATGCTTTAGCTGCTTTTGGTGATTCTGATGGTACACCACAAGTACTTTCATTTGCTAAGGCTCATTCTTTTACTATTATTGATCATTTTAACTATGGTAATAATATTGATCGTTCTGATAATCCTATTGTTGCTGCCAAGCTCCAACTAAATGGTTCTGATAGATTCCAAGAAAGAGATGGACATTATTTTAACTATGTACAACCATATCAACACTTCAGTAATACACCAGCAGATGGTATCAATGTATATTCATTTGCTCTTAAACCTGAAGATCACCAACCCAGCGGCACATGTAATTTTTCAAGAATTGATAATGCAACTCTTAATCTTAGACTTGGTGCTAGTAATCGTGATGGTGATAATGCATACATTACTAATATCCTTGGTGGTCCTAGCAGTAACAGTTTACTAAATATTTACACTGTTAATTACAATGTACTAAGGGTTATGTCTGGTATGGCTGGTGCTGCATACAGCAATTAAACCAAAATAATATAAAATTATTGATGATTTTACATCATAATGTTATTATTTAATAATAATATAAATATAATTATTAAATAATTCATCAAAATTACATTTTAACTATAATTTAAAAATTGAATTTATTTATATTTAAATACAAAGTATTATAAATTATAATGGAAAATAGCATTCATTTTAGTGAAGATGATAATTGTTTTTTAGTTAATAATAAAGTAAAAGTTGATAATAATAAAATAGAATTTTTATTTTTAAAAAGAAATTTAGAAGATTTAATTAAATTAGAAGATAATTTGTATTATTATAAAGATAAAACTTTACTAGAAATTTTATTTGGCATTAAATATTATGAAAGTATAACTTTTAATAATAATAATAATGATGATTATAGATTTAAAAATTTAAATATTAAATATAACAAAATACAATTACCTATTGATGTTCAAATTTTAGAAAATGGTACAACAAAATATATTACTGAAGGAAAATATGCAGGTACAAATAGAAATATGTATTGGAAAGTAAAAGATTCAAGTGGAGAATATTATATAATGCATATATATAATAATATTTATACAAAATTTTCAATTAAAGATCTTAATAATATTATACATTTTATGAATATAAGACCTACATGGGGCTATAGTAATGAATATGTTAAAACTAATATTTTATGTGGTGAAAATCATAAAGTTATATATTTACATCAATATATTATGGGTTGTCATTTTGAAGATAATACTAATATGAAAAAAACAGTAGATCATATTAATCGTGATAAGTTAGATAATCGTCGAGAAAATTTACGTTTTGCAACAATGACAGAACAAAATCTAAATAAAGGTAAACAAAAAAGACAAAAAAATGCATGTAAATTACCAGAATGTATTGTACAAAGTGATTTACCAATTCATGTATGTTATAATAAAAGATGTTATAATAAAGAAAATAATAGTTGGCGAGAATTTTTTACTATTGATAAAAGACATCCTAAATTAGATAAATCGTGGGAATCATCTAAATCAAATAATGTTTCATTAAGTGAAAAATTAGAACAAACAAAATTAAAACTAAAAAATTTAAATGGTGAAATAAGTGATAAAGATTACAAAAAAATGATTGAACCAGAATTTAAATTATTTAAGGGTTTAAGATTATCTATTGATCAAAAATATAATAAATATAAATTTGAGTATGATAATAGAACAGCTAATTTTAGATTTAATTATAAAATGATATTAATACATAATGATTTACAACTAATGATTGATAAATTAATTGATCTATTAAATGATAAATATAAAGATAATAAAGATTATAAAAAAATAGAATATTATAAATTAGAAAAATCAGTTATATTAGATTTTTCTAATGTAAATAATGAAATTATAGAAGATGGATATGATAATTCAGAAGAACAAACTGATAATTCAGAAGAACAAACTGATAATTCAGAAGAACAAACTGATAATTCAGAAGAACAAACTAATAATTCAGAAGAACAAACTAATAATTCAGAAGAACAAACTAATAATTCAGAAGAACAAAATAATACTAATGTATTTAATACAGCAAAAACTAAAAAACTTGAAAAATATAAAATAAAACCAGATTTACCACCAAATTTTTCATTATATATAGAAAAAAATGCATTTTATTTATCTTTTAGTAAAATAATAGATACAATTAGATATAGTAAAAAAATAAAACTAGAATGTATGTGTATTCAAACAGAAATAAATAGATTTATTGATGAAATTAATAATTTATATTCTAATTTAAAATTAGAAAAATATTCAGTTAAAAATCCTTATGATTTTATTGATAGTAAACCATTAAAAAATAATATTAAACCTATTATGCCATCTAATTTTTGTATTACTAATATTAATTCAATTGATAATATTCAATTTACAAAAAAAATTAATAACAAAAATGTAAGTTATAAAATAGTAATTAAATCATATGATCTACAAAAAGAACTAGATCAATTTGTTGATAATTTAAATAAAAAATATAATTTAAATATTTCTCCACAAAAAATTATTGATACTAAGAACTGGAAAACAACCAATAAAGTAAAATAAAAACAATTATTTTTTCTTTTATTAATTTTATTAAAATTTTTATTTATAATTATCAATTAAATAGTCATGTTAAAAATAAAATTTTTTCCTCTCTCTAACATGTTAAAAGTACACATCATCAAAGCTTCACAATAAAATTAATAGATGTATACGTTGTAAAATA